GTTTCTGGCTTAGTTTCTGGCTTAGTTTCTGGCTTAGTTTCTGGCTTAGTTTCTGGCTTAGTTTCTGGCTTAGTTTCTGGCTTAGTTTCTGGCTTAGTTTCTGGCTTAGTTTCTGGCTTAGTTTCTGGCTTAGTTTCTGTTGGTTTTACACCAGGACGTGTAGATGGCCTTGGAACAGTTCTAGGATATGGGGCTCCAGGAGTACCTCTGGGTGGAAGTACTACAGGATTGGCACCGGGCAAGGTTTCAGGTAAAGTTGGTCGTAAATATTCACCTGGTTCTGGTTCTAATGGATTTCGTGGAGCGGGAGATGGTGTAACTGGAGCTGGTGTAGCTGGAGCTGGTGTAGCTGGAGCTGGTGTAGCTGGAGCTGGTGTAGCTGGAGCTGGTGTAGCTGGAGCTGGTGTAGCGGGTGGTGCAGTTGTAGGACCAGTTGACCGTGGAAGTGCTGTTGAGTTACGTGCAGCAGCAGCTTGACGAGCTAATTCTAATTCAGTTTTTCTGGCTGCAATAGCTGCATCTCGCGCCAAACGCTCCGCAGCAGCTTTTGCCGCAGCTTCTGCAGAAACTTCTGCAGCTGTTTTAGCAATCATCCTACCTATAAGCTCTTTTGCTAGTAAACCAGCTGGAACATTTAAAAATTCACACATAAATGTTTCTTGATCAGAATTCTCAAATCCATTTAATGTATTATTATATCTTTCTTCAAGAATAAAAGAAATTATTGGATTTAATTTACGCATATGTTATTTTGCTCTTTGATTTCGATATGCTGCTGCTTCTTCGGGGGAACTAAAGAATTCATCTGGAAGATCTGCATCATTATATTCCATTTGTCCTGCAGGAACAACAGTAGGTTTACCAGACATTTTATTAGCTTTTGCTTCAATATCTTTTGCTCGTTTTAATTTAGCTTCTTCTTCGGCATCTTCAGCAGCATTTTTAATATTTATGTTGGGATCACCACCACGTACACCTGTTTTAGTGGTATTTAGTTCAGCAGCTCCACCAATTTTATTGCCAAGCCAATCCTGTAAACCTGTCTTGTCTCCAAGATATTCACCAAGTTTATATGATCCATAACCCACTGCACCTAAAGCAGCTCCTCCAGCTGCAGCACTACCCACTGCTGCTGCAGATGGTAATGTGCCAGCAAATAAAGCTGTACCAGCTACATCTGCCGCACCACCGGCTGCATATGATACAGGTATGCGCACAGCATTAGCCCAAGACTGATCTTTGATACCAGCAGCATCCATTGCTAAATCGGCTCCAATCATACCACCGATACCAGCTCCGAAGCCACCTATTCTTTGAACTCCACCCCAATTAACTCCAACACCACCGGGTACCTTTTTAACTGGATTCAATGATTTTACTGTACTTGTAACAACTTCAGCAGGAATTGTAACAAGTTTTGCAACTTGTTTAGCTCCACCCTTTACAACTTGTCCAGCTGTTGGGAGTTGTTGTGGTACCATTTTCCCTAAAGCGGTTCCGGCTTTTATAACTGTTGGTATGTTTCTAGCAACGGTTCTTCCTACATTGGAAGATGTTGATGGTGGTTTTGGATTTGTTGGTGTGCTAGCTGGTGTACGGGATGTTGGACTGGATGGTTTACTAGATGGTGTACTTGATACAGTTGGTTCACCACCTACAACTCTTGTTTGTCTTGCCGCACTTGCTCTTGATAATACTTCTAGTTCCTTTGGAGTAAGATTTCCTTTTCCATACCTACTTATTCTATCTAAAATTGTATTAATATTTGTAGTGGGTGTACGATCACTTACATATCTAAGGTCTAACCCTGTACGGGGTGGTGGACCATCTTCATTTAAGTTACTCAATTCAAATAATAATGATTCAAGAAGTGCTTTATATTCTTCTAATTTATCTATTTGATTTTTATAATACTCAATTAAATAATCCATTTTGTATTATCTTGGTTTGCGAGAAACGCTATTGGGTTTAGTAAACGAAGGCATTAGCTTATTAACTGCATTATTAACTGCAGTTGTTTTAACAGCACGAGCTCTAAATGCATCTCTTTCAGCTTGATAACCAGTCCCAGGTTGATTTACAGGAGTATTTGCTACTGCATCTCTATCTCGTGCTTCTTTAGCACCTGCTTGTCCTGCATTATTCCAAGCTTGACGCGAATCCCAACTATTTAATTGTCCAATTTTACTAAGATCGAATAAAATTGGTTGATATGGAAGTACTTTAGGATTTGTAGCTTTGGCTTTTGGAGTTTCTCCAGGACCCATTGCTGATCTTTCAAATTCTTCAGGAGATACTCCTGTGGGGGGAGTTACACGAGTTGGTTCTGTTTGTGACAATGGTGCTTCACCTGTTGGTTGTGATGCACCAGGATTTTTAAATCTATTTCTAAAATCTTGAGCTCCTGTAAACCAATCTGGTGCTGGTGGAGTTGGTTCTGGTTTAGCACTAGGTGTTCCTAGCCAATCTAAACCAAATCCTTTATTCAATGTTCCTTGTAATCCACTATCTTGCTTTGGACGTTGATTAACTAAATCCAATGTATCGGGAGTTTGTCTAGTTGATTGTGGAGCTGGTGTTGTTTGTGGTGCTGGTGTTGCTTGTGGTTTTCCAACCCATGGAGCTTGGAATCCACTGGCATTTACACTGATTGATGATTTACCAGATTTTGGTGCTGCGGTAGTAGATGGGCGTGGACTTGGAGCAACAGCCTTTTTGTCTCCACCAAATCTACCACTTTGCCCACCTCTAGCTGGATCATTCATTGCTGCAATTTGATCTGGTGATTGTCTAGTTATATCTACACCAGGTTGAGTAGTGGTTGATTTTGGAGCAGACTGTTGTACAGGCATTCTCTTTTCATTGCCGGGTAAGACAGGACTGGCAGTAAAACTCGGTCCAGCAGAAACTGGTGTGCTTGCAGATGAAGATTGAGCTGGTGAGCCACCTCCAGTTCTTCGGTTCAATTCAGCTTCCATTTCTAGATATTCTTTAGATTGTGGACGATCACCACTTTGTTTAATATTTCTCATTCTATCTTTGAGTTCATTATTTCCTGCACCAGACTCAGGAACAGCGGGACCACCACTAGAAGGAGACCATGCTGCGGCTTCTGTTAATTGCTTCAACGTTCTTTCTAAAAAATCAATTTGTTCTTGAAGTTGAATTGCTTTATTTTGGTATAATCTAGACATGTAATCCATGGTAATATCCTTTATTGGGTGTAACTATTTATTTATGCTTGTAAACTTGTGCTTAAATCTTTGGTTTTTTTATTGACTTCTTTTCCACTTAAGGTCATATTTGGAAAAATATTTGGTGCGGTTTCTTCAGTTGGGCTATTTAAAAATCCAGAACCTAATCCAGAACCACTATTAGTGGTGGTACTCAGAGGTGTTGTAGTTGATGGGGTAGGTGTTTTGGATGGCATCCCAGTTCCCATATTTCCACGTGAACCATCTCTACGTGAAAAGTCACCAGTCTTTACATCATCAGCTGGGGCAGGGGTATTGATATTTCCACGTGAACCATCTCTACGTGAGAAGTCTCCATCTTTTACGTCATCAGCTGGAGCTGGAGTTGGAGTATTGGTATTTCCACGTGAACCATCTCTACGTGAGAAGTCTCCATCTTTTACGTCATCAGCTGGAGTAGTGGAAACCATAGGGGCTTTACCTCTATTATTTTCTCTATCATCAGCACTACGATCTTCTGCTGGAGCCTTTAATGCTTTTTGTGATGCAATAAATTCATTTGCAATTCTAGTAGTTTCAGCTTCACTTTGTTGACTTCCACCACGTTGACCTGGTTTAGCATAACGTAAAGCAATATCTGATTGTCTTATATTACCTTGTTGTGGACCAGCAGGATTGATTGAATCATTTGCTGCACGAAGTTCTTTTTGTAATGCAATAGTTTCTGAACTACCTGGATCTTTCGCTCTTGCTTCATTCCACCTTGATTTAAGTTCATCTCGTTCACTACCTGCAGCAATAGTTGCAGTACGAATTGCATCTGATCTTGCACGGCGATCTGAAGTTCTTGCTGCAGCACCGGCTGCACCACCACCATCACCGTCTCCTTTCATCATTCCTCTCGCACCTCTTAAATTATTAATAGTATCTTTTAATTTACTAGATTCTTTATAAACACTGGGTTGTGGTGAACTTTGAGGAGCTTGTGTTTGTTCTGGTTCTGGTGGAGGTGGTGGGGGAGGAGGTGAGACTGGTGCCATAGGGGCTTTGCCTCTATTATTTTCTCTATCATCGGCACTACGATCTTCTGGTGCTGGTTCTTCTGGTTCTTCTGCTGTGGTTGCTTGTTGAGTATTTGTATTTAAATTGGCTGCGGTCATATCTTCTTTGGCTTTAACCTGACCTTCCAAATCACGCATTGCCTTTTGATCCGGAGTTAAAGGAACACCGGGAGTAAGTTGTTGACTATCTACTTGAGCACCAACTTCTCCAGCCGTTGCATCAGTACTCATTCCAATATTACCAGCAATTGTTTTAATTTTTTTTGAAACAGCATCTAAAGTTTCATCAAAAATACCTTCTCTAATTACTCCAAAGGGATTTGATGTGATATTTTTGGTATGCTGAATATTCTCAGGTGTACCTTTTTGATTATTTCGTTCAATGGCATTAATTGCTTGACGAATGGTTGATGCTGAGTTAATATTATGGTTAAATGATGATGGTTTATACAACTTATTCTGTTCAAGAATGTTTTTTATACTTGACACCATATCATTGGGGGTTTTGACAGGTTTGTGAATTTCCTGTGGTTTCCCCATAAAATCTTTAACTTCCCAATAAAAATTACGATCTTGTTTATTATCCATGGTTATGAAATATTTAGATTTCTATAAATACTTAAAAGGTATGAATAAACAGGTCCTCTTGTTAAACCAAGATAATACACCCCTTAATATCATTACCATTAGTAAAGCATACAAATTAATAGCCAGAGATAAAGTTTGGGGGGATGCCTCAGATGAATTTATTGAAGTTGTCTCGATATCTAAAACTATTAAAATTCCCAAAATTTTAATTTTAAAGTATTACGTAAAATTACCCTTTAAAAAGGCTGCTGCATCTAGGCAGAATATTTTAAGACGAGATCTCTATTGCTGCCAATATTGTGGAAAAGAGATGAATAACAAAGATGCTACTATTGACCATGTTGTTCCTACCTCTAAAGGTGGAGCATCTTCTTGGGTGAATATGGTAGCCGCATGTAGAGCATGTAATCTGTTTAAAGGCAACCGATCTGTCAAAGAAGCCAATATGGAACTTATTAGTAGACCAAAGGAACCTTCTTACGGATTCTTGTTTGAAAACATGCTAATTACCTTTAGAAAGAAAAAATAATGCCCAACTATGCCTTTATATGTAATGGATGTGACCATACCTTTGATGAAATGTTATCTCTATCTGATAGAGAAAGTCCATGCAAAAAAGCATGTCCAAAGTGTAAGAAGAAAAAGGTTCAAAGAGATTGGCAAGCCAGTACACCAACTTTAGCGATTGATGCTACATTGACACCAAAGAAAGTTGTGGGAAGTCAATTTAAAGATGTTATTGATAGAATTAAAAATAATGGTCAAGTTCCAAAAAGATTTCATGCCAAACTTGATGCAAGTGCAAATATGAATGCTGGAAGAATTGCTCGTTAAGTTTTAGATTCTATCATAGCCTTTAAAACATAATAACTGTCAATAACATCTGTAACAGGATTACTTAAAGTTTTCTGACCAAACATTGATTTCAAATCAGTGTTTGTTTCTTTACTAAAGGTATCGTACATTACCTGTTTATCAGCATTACCTTTGCCTGTGGCGCACTTCTTGACCTTAGATGGCTCTACGATGGTTACAGGAATGGCGTGCTTATAGAGCTTGTATTTGAGAAGACCCATGTTCTCAGCTAAATTGAATACTCTACCTTTAGCACCGTATGCATAACCTTCCATACCAACATCAGCAGCACCAATGCAAAGATTGGTTGCCCATTCTGATATTGTGTCGAATCGATCTACATCTTGTACATATTCTTGAAACGATTCACCAGTAATATTTGGTGCAATCTTATCAGCATATTTTTTAATATTGGTTAGATAATAGAAAAAACAATTATCAAACTTAAATGTCTTGCGTTCATCAAATAAACACAAGCAGGGGCAAGTTATAGAATAATCGATTCCTATTAACATATGGTACATGGATATTTATTCCGAAAACCAAGGCCAGTCACAGACTTCGTGTTTCATAACAGTATCTATCCATGTATAATAATAATCAATTTTTGCAGCACCATTGTCTATAACAGATTGTGTTTCTGGATCGATACTCATAAAATCAATTATACCTGCTAACTTACCATTATCTTCAAATACTGCACCACCAGAATCACCAAAATATATTGATCCTTTGTTTGCAAGCATTCTCATAATCTGCCCGTTATCTTCGATCAAACTTCCATAGTAACTCATCACACCTTTTTGACTTACTTTCTTGTAACCTAGACTCCACCCAACAGTAATAAGAGATTCGCCAGGAACTAATTCAAAAGTTGTTTTTATAAGATTTGTTGGTGGTTCAATACAATCGGTATCAAGAATGCAAATAACAATATCATTAATCAACATTCCAGTATAATATGGTTCTTTAGTAATTACTTTTATAATTCTTACTAGTTGTCCACTATGTGTCCAGAAATAACCAGGAAAATTATCAGGATCACTAAAGCAATGTCTAGCACTTAGTATTGCTCTTGGATGAATTAAAACTGCTGAACCTATTATCTCAACATGTTGTGTAACAAGAGCACCTACACAGGAGTAGCGGTCGTCCTCGTCATGTTCGATGGAATCGTACTTCGATGAATCCAAAAGAAATGAGGGAACTCCCGCTACTCCTAGTGTTTTGTTCTGTTCCGTTTCGTCGAATTTTTGGGAGCAGGATATGCTATTGCAAGCAGTGCTTGTCGCCAGACACAGTGCGAGGATTAAAGCCCTCATACTCATGGCATTAATATTTAGAATAAAAAATCCCCTTGCGGGGATTAATTATTACAGATTTTTAAACTCCTCGGGCTGGACTCGAACCAGCGACATGAAAGTTAACAGCTTTCCGCTACTACCAAACTGAGCTACCGAGGAAAGTGATTTACACTATCTGACATCCACCTGCAGTACAGGCAAATTCTTTACCGACTTCTGTATTATCTTCTGACTCATACTTCATAAGATCATTGAAGTTAACCTTGACCTTTGGATGTGCTGCATATGTTGCAGAATCAATTTGCTCAAACGGTGCCTGAGCATATGTATGATTATCACCACCCGGTAAGAATGCAATACCAGTTGCCATATCAAAGTTCTCCCACAACCAATTACCTACTTCAAGGAATTCACTATCCTTATAGTTTACAGTAACGGAAGGCTTGTGGTGACAGTAATGCTCTTGATATGTTTTCCATAGATCAAGATGATCAAGTGCACGAAGATCTTCTGTAGTAACAGTACCACGAGGAGCCTTCATTGCAAAAGTAAATACGGCAGTAGAAGTTGGGTTTATCACATCATCCTCGCACGGGACTCCTTGAT